CAGCTCCGAGACAAATCACACCTCGGGCTCCTTCTTTTCCAGGCCTTCACAAAGAAATTAAAACTAAAGTCACGCCCCTTTGACCGTCTGCTCTTTGAAGCGTGCACTCTGGAAAATGAGGAAAAACGCCTCGAAAAACCACTCGGACAACTGGTGAACAATATCGCCCGAGCCGACCCGGACTGGGACCCACATTACACGGACATATTTATGAAGACCCAGTACTGCACGAAGCTCGAGAAAATGCACTCCCACGCCAAGGCCGGCCAAACCCTCGCCACGTTCTGCGATCAGGTTTATTTCACAACCGGGCCCGTCGCCAGGTACATCCAGCACCAAGTCAACCGCCAGCTACCAACCAACATTTACATCCACGGCGGCAAGACTAACGAGCAGCTTAATGATTTTGTCCGTAAGAACTGGGATGACACAAAAACCTCAAGCGCGAGAGACTACGAGGCTTACGATCAATCACAGACAGCTGAGTTCGTTCAATTCCAGCTGCTGCTCCTAAAATTTTTCAACATACCCCACCACCTGATTGATTACATCCGCGACCTTAAGAGCAACCTTTTCTCCTGGTGCGGCCCGTTAGCCTTCATGATCTTCACCGGGTTCACGGACACGTTCCAAAGCAATACCTTTGACAATATCGCCTACACAGCCCTCATATACGAAATACCACCCGACACCATCGAGCTCTACAGCGGCGACGATTCTGACATTAATGATCAAATCAGAGTCAACGTGTCACCTGGCTTCCTTAAACAATTCACTCTCGTCGCGAAACTGGAACTGAAGCAAATTACGATCTTCTGCGGATGGATCATCACATCTGTTGGTATTTTGAAAGATCCCGTCCTCCTCCTCTGCCGATTAAAACATGCCGCCGAGAAGAAAAACATCACTCTTTTCCTGAACAACTATGCCCGCGAGCACTTTTTCCTCTACACCAACTACGAACTCACCTTCCACTTACTTACCGAGGAACAACAAGCCGCGCACTATGTCCTCACACGCTTCTTCACCCGCGCCTTTGACCTGACCTACCTCCAAGCAGCAAAAATCAGAGCCAAGTCCCTTTTAAAATTTAAAACCAACAAAAGATCGCTCTTCTCCTTCAAAGAACAGCTCCAATCATGGAAAACCGCTGCTGCTGGTTTATTTTAAACAGCAATATTTAGGTCATTGCTTGAAAGTTTAATACTTATGCAACTAACTTTCACACCGAAGCGATTAATCTTCTACAACCTCCGAAACACCATCATTCCCCGACTAATTTACGTCCGAGACACCACGCCCATCAAAGACCCGACCTTCCAGGAACTCGTCAGCGATTTCACCATCCACTGCACTTATTATTCCGAAATCGACACCATCACAGTTGAGCGGAGCCTCGAGAATTCAAAGCGCTATATCATTGGCAGCTTTCAAGCCGAGAAAGATTCACCTCTCAGCCTTTGCCTAAACCTCTTTTTCACCCGGGACATCTCCTTCCCCTTCTACGTTACTCTCCAGAACCACCGCATTAGTGCCCATCGAGCATGACCGCCAACATCACCGTCCTCGAGATAAACACACTTGTCGACCAGCAATTCACCGCCATCGGCCGTATTCCAAGCCTGCAGAACCACAAGCTCGTCACCAAGGCTGCAGCTGTTCGCGTACTGACCGCCCTGAACGCAAACTGGGAAGCCCTCGCCCAAGCAGGAAACGCCGGCAACCACATCACACTTCGCAGCTTTACTGAGACCCTGAAGCGATGTCTAGCCGTACTCGGAGATGTCGGAACTACCACCTCCGCCGATTATACTGGACTGTCGTTCATTCCGCTCAGCGAAGCCAACGCCGGCACATACATCGAAGAAGCCGAAGCTCCGATCACCACCTCGTTCACCACATTAATACTAGCGGAGCCGCAACTGACCATCCGCCGCTTCGCCCGACTCTTCGTCCAAATGGCTGTTGATTTCGCCCAAGCCAATAGAATTCGCTATCAGGTCGGAATCGCTCACGGGATTCCCATCGACTTGGCACACATCGGCACTGACTTCGCCGACTTCTATGCTGCTAAGACCAACCGTGAAGCCCGAGCTCTCAACCTAGCCAAGCGCGCTGGACTTTTTCGTGAAGCTGCAACTGCCGATCCCTTTTCTAACTCCTCCCGATATTATGGCGAGGGATATGCTGAAAAGGAATAAACATTACACCAATCTCGTCTTTGATCTAGGCACCATTGACGAGATCACGAACGATCTCACTGACCCAACCTTCTCAGTGTCCACGGACCTCAACATTTGCGCCCTCTTTTTCTTTTTCCTCCTTTATATAAATAACGGACCCTACACATTTGATCCTTTTTCAAGTGCGTTCAACCGTAGCCCACTGTCTCTCCGAGAGACCCTGGCCGACTTACTGACAAAAGTTCATTATCGAACACAGCAAGTTAAACTATACAACATAACCGTT